CTAATACTTTAGATTTTGCAGACATTGTAAAACTCCATAATTTATAAATGAACTACTTTCAAAAGAATCTAAGGTGTAGTCCAAACCTCAGATATGTATTAATATAACATTATTACAGGAGTATGTCAAGCGTTTTTACGGCAGACATACTCACATTTGCCTTAGAATATGGCATCAGGTGTTGATTCGGCAACTGCTTCAATGTTACTTTGGGCAGTCTGAGCCATAATGGTTTCAGTATTTGCACCAGCATCCACCTTAGTGTAAAGGTCTAAGAAACTTGCCTTAGTGTCATCATCAAATCGGTTCAAACACAACTCAATGGCTTTCATACGATTACCAAATACACCATAAGTCTTACTGATATGAACCAAACGGCGAGTGGAAATAACCTCATCAACACCACCCTCAACAAAGGTTTTACGGATGACATCAGCCCAAGTAACCAACTTATCGGCAAATTCATCATCAGTCTTGCCATGAGCAGTTAATTCTTTTTTGATAATCTTCTTCTCAGCGGCAACTGGTGGCCAATCTTGTTCATAAGTATTTAAGAATCGTTCCAAGAAGGCTTCGTTTAAAACATTGGTAAACATATAACGACCATCATCAGAACCCTTACCTTTGGTATTGGCAGTAGCGATGATAGTGAAACCTTCAGCAGGTACAACCATCTCATTTTTCTTTTTCAACAAGAATGGTTTACCTTCAAGCACACGTTGTAGGCATGATAAGTTTTGAGCACCATAGTCAATCTCATCAATACATAATACGGCACCTTGGCGAGCCGCAACAGTAACGGGACCATCTCGCCACTCCATAGCACCATTAATCAATACAAAGTTACCAAGTAAATCGGACTCATCGGTTTCAGGTGTCATAGACACACACACGAATTTACGACCTAACTTGGCACAAGCCTGTTCAGCAGACATTGTTTTACCATTACCAGAATGACCAGTAATGAAAATAGGATAGAATTTTTTACTTGCAACAATTGATACTAAATCATCAAAGTTGCCGAATGGTACATAATTTTTATAAACTTTAGGAACCAAATCTTCGGTTTCTAAATCAGTTACAATATTGGCAATACGATTGCCATGGGAGATTTTTTCACTTGGCATTTTCACAACCTGAGCAGACATATTGATAGTTTCAACAACAGGTGCAGGTTTAGAAGCACCAGATAATAATTCAGTAGGCACACGATACAGGCCACGACCAGCACGATAATTCATATCTTTCGCATACCATTGTGGGAAAGTTAAACCGTTTTTATCACACAAGGCACGAAGCTCTTTTAGTGTTAGAACCTCTTTACCAGTCTTAACAGCAACCTTAACAAATTTCTCACGAGCAGTCAAATTCACATTACGCATAATATATAAAACTCCATTTTTCACTAGATACTACCATTATAACACAATTGATACCATTTGGCAACCAGCTAAAAAGCTCTTAAAAATCAAGAGCTTACGATGCAATACCATCAATGAACCGTGACACCATCACACGGGAAAACTGCTTTTTCTTGTTCATTTTCATAAAGGCATTCTTCAATTTACCAGCTGTAACAGCACCATTAATAACCAATTCATCATTTTCAATATTCAAATCAGAACCACCAGGAATAATAAAGAATGATTCATAACCAGGATTGTATGATTGTAAGAACTTATTGTCACGCAATTGACTTACCAAATCTTTAACGAAATCCGATTTAGTAAAGTTGATGTATCGTGGGCAATTAGCACCATATTGTTTCTTAACAATTGCATATACTGATTCACCTTTATCATTAATGTATCGCTGAGTTACACCTTCACGAACACGATATCTGTCACCAGCAATAAAGAAACCAAAGATTTTAGATTCAGTCTGTTTTGCAAACCAATCAAAGATTGCAATACGCAAGCCATCATCATAACTATAATGGTCATGGCGAGATTCTTTCACTTTGAATTGTTTTTTATCGTGGTTGATAAACACATTAGATTCACTTAAACCAAAACTCTTAGAACTCATGATAGTTTTTTCTGGAGAGATTACATTCTCAACATTATACCTAGATGAATTATCAGCATCACCATCATGCACAATCACCAAGTTGACCAAGTCTAAATTGTTCACTTTGCGAAACTGTTTAACAATTGGTTCTAAGGCAACCATTGCTTCATTCAATGGTGTATTGGATAAATCTTCATTCAATGGGCGACCAAAGTATCTTGTTTCATAAGAGAGTTTAAGTGCAACCAAATTACGAATGGCTTTATTGTATTCAACACCACTCATTTTTGAGCTTAGGTATTCACGCAAGTAAACATTATCAAAGGCAAACTCATTAAGATTTTCAGTAAAACATTTTTTACTATACTCATCACGACCATAGTCCATCATACGGCCTTCAATAGAGTTACCAAAACCATACACCACAAAAGGAATATTCACTTTGCGACAGAAGGCAGACAACACCATAATCTGTTCAATGGAACCTGCCATGTTTTGTGACATAGAACCAGAACGGTCAAGCAACAACACTAGACCATGTGATTTGCCTTTAGGCACACGCATAGTCTTACGGAAGATATTGTCATCTACTTGATAACGATATAAACGAGAGATATCAATATCACCAGTATTTGACACTTTGGCCTTAGCGAATGCCTTAGCTGCTTTCTTCATTTCAAATTCTTTGGCTAACAAACCAATATAACGGTCATTCTTAGTTTTGAAATCATTAACTGCTTTGTTAATACTTTCGTTTCTATGTGTCAACTCAGGATCATCATAGTAATTACTTAAAAACTTATGCACATCTTTATAAGGTGTGACAATGTTTTCTAAGATTGGTTTAGGGAATTTTAAATACAAATAAGGTTTACATTGTTCATCTAACAACTTATCTTCATTCTTACGGAATGCTTTATCAGTAGAACATTCAGGTTCAAATTGGTCTTTTGATGATACTTTAGAATCTTTGAATCGCTCTAATTGACCATCATATTCTTCTTCACCATCATCAAGTTCATCACCTGATTGTTTTTTGGTTTGACCTTCTTCACCATCACCTGATGGTTTACCTTTTTCACCTACTGATTGTTCGGCATCACCATCAAGTTCATCACCATCACCGTCACCATATTCACCATCAAAATCACCATCAGGATTACCAGAGGCAGCTGCCATAGATTGAAGCATCTCTTGCATTTCAAATTGTTCATTCTTTGAATAATCAAATACTGATTGAGTAACACGAATTACATCGTCCCATGTTTCACAAGATTCAACTTGTTTTACCAAGTCCAATTCTTCATCAGTGAAATTGATGGCTTTGATACCATTCAATTTAGTATGAATATTTAATCGGTCAATAAATGACATTTGATTTAAGTCACGGTTTTTAATTTGAAAGAAATCATTACTAATAAGGTACTCATAACCTTTTAGAAATGATAAACGAAGGCCAGGATATTTACGCTTAACTTTTTTCTCAATGCGAGCATCTTCAACCACATTAAGGAAACCTTTGTAATTAGCACCACGCTTAGAAACGGCATCATGCCAACCTTCAGGCGGTGTATAGAGAGCATGACCAACCTCATGACCCATTAATAAGTCATACAAGGCACCAGTCATATTCTGCCAAATAGGACAGTATAGAACACGATTTTTAGGGTCAAATTTAGCCGTTGAAATCTTTTGGTGTTCAATACGGAGATTTTCAGTAGCCATCAACTTGGCTAATTGTGATTTTTGTTCAACTGTAAATGTCATAATATAATATACTTTTTCACTATAATAATATCCATTATATCACAGATTACCGTTTTTGTCAAGCCAGCGTCTAAGCTCTTGTTTTATAACGGTATTTTTGGCAACTTCATTGAGGACATGGTCTATTCCATGTGTTTTAAAGGCATCCAGAACATCGGCAACACAGCTGTAAAAGTGCATTTCTTCTTGTTCCAAAAGAGTGTGGGAATAATCTTCATAGTGTTGTTGTTGCATACTATTCTCCTATTCAAAGAAGATAGTATAACACATATGGTATTTATTTGAGGCAAAGATAAAAAAAGAAACCCCACCGAAGTGGGGTAAATAGACGCATAAAAATTCTGGAGCGGTGTCTTGGAATCGCACCAAGCAAGTAGATTGGACACCTACTCTAGTCTAACTACACCGCATTGATATAATTATATAGGACTTTTTTATTGAAATCAAGCCCTTTTTAAGGCAATAGTTTTTATCTACCGACTTGCCCTAAGTATTTCTCTTTTGTTTCTTCCCATGAAAGGTAAATCAAATCATCATAAAATAAAACTTCACTTGATACTTTATCTTTCTTCTTTAGAAAACCAATTCGGCCTCTAGCGTGTTTCTCTTTCCAAATCTTGACTAGAGATTCGTATGATGTATCAAAAGATTTTACCAATTCAGTTTCTTTAATCTCACCACGCAAGAATTCATAGGAGTTTGTGTATAACGGACTAAAGTATATACCTCTTGCGTGCTCAGTTCTGATTAGTTCTTTAGGCACATTCATCTTAGAGTAAGTAAACGCTAGAGACCTATTTTTATGGTCACGTTTATGTGGTTGACCACTTGGTTTTTTTGCAACATACCATTCAAAGTATTTGCGAGTATGATTTGCCTTTAACCATTCACGAATTCTATAACGAGTTTCTCTTTCAGGTTCAAATGATACTGAGCCTGATGTGAAACCCATTGGTTGCCAATGGTCAAGGTTATCATATTGAGAAAGACCACCTGCTTTAGTTTTGCCATACAATGAGGTTGTAGTTACACCGACAAGTGTATCACCATATTGTTTCTTCCAAAGTCTTTGAACTTCATCAGATAAACATAACAAAGCAAGTAGTTTGCCGCCAACATAGTTATAACCTAGAGGTTGAAACGGAACAATAGTAGAACCAATCGCAGTATGATTAATCATACCACCAGTAGTTTTCAAATCCCTTGGCCACCCGATGACCTCATCCCGAGGTGTTAAATCCAAAAAGTCAGACGAGATACAGATTACTCCGAGATACTTGCCTGTTTTATTATCTTTCACAATAAAGTTAAGATTGCGGCCAATGTTACTATTGTTTTTCATTGTAGAAATAAAGTTCCTGATTGTGTTCCATGTTTCAGGTAATTCTTTATTTCTCTTTCTGTCAACCTTGACTTCTGTGCCATCTACCGCAATACGAGTAGTTTCACCAGAATCATCTGTATATTCCAATACAGGTTCCAAGTCAAGGTAAGAATCTGGATTCTCAGGAACCCAAATATTGTTTTTAACAGCATCAACAATCTTCTGTTGAGCTGGGTCAACAAGGAATACTTCTTCTTCACCAAAGACGGTCATATTTCTTTGTGTAGGATATTTTTGTTGAATCTCACACCACTTTTGGTAGAGTGTATATTCTTTAACATCCATTTGAGAAACATATGTCAAATCTTTAATGACAGTTTCACGCAACTCACCCTCATCAATATTCAAATATGTTGATGGTGGGTTGGCTTCTTGCCATTTCTGCCATTGTGTTTCTACATCATCTTTAGGGTCAAATGCGTATGCCATTCTTATAGTGTTTCTTTACTTTGTTCATTAATTTAATTTGTTTCTTCTTTGCTAATTGTAACGCAACTGGACCAACTTTAGAGGTAAATGTGATACCATTCAAGTGGTCTAGTTCATGTTGAAAACATTGGGCAGTGATACCACTCAATGTAATCTGTTTCAATTCGCCTTGTTCGTTATAGAATTCAACATCAATCTCCGAACTTCTTGCTATAGTAACAAATAAACCTGGATAAGAGAGGCAACCTTCTTGTCTTTTAATGTGTTCTGCCGGTTTACCAACAATTTTTGGATTAATACAGGTCATAGTAAAGGCATCTGTGCCGATAACAAACATTCTGGCCTTCACACCACATTGATTAGCGGATAAACCAAAACCATTATACATTCTCATTGTAATGCGTAATTGTTCAGCCAATCTTGATGTATATTCGTTGGGTAGTGTTGAAACATCCATTTCAGGCATAACTTCACGCAACATAGGAAACTCATCACCATAAATTGGTAAAGGTTGTAATTGTTCCTGTTTTGTAATACCGGAACCAGTATCAATAATTAATTCACTCATTTTGCAATCCTACTAAAATTATTAACTTTCTCAAATCTTACCAATGACCTAAACTTATCTTGTAATATATCACCTTTGTGACTGATAACAAATAGGTTTACATCTTCCAACAAATGCAATAGGTTCATCAAATACTCTGTACCATTCGCATCCAAACTACTATCAAACACTTCATCAAGAATCAATAGATTAGTATTAGCACTATTCTTTAACTTGGCAACTGCACGCCAAGTCAACATCAGAGCCATATCAATTCTTTGTTTCTCACCCTCACTGAATGAGGCATAACTAAAATCATCACGGTGTCTTGATTTGATTGTTTCTTTAAATGATTCATCTAAATTAAAGTTCACAAAGAAATCCATTGAGGCAAGATACTTGTTTACCAATTTGTTGATAACAGGCAAGTATTGTTTGATAATCTTAGTCTTAATGCCAGTATCTTTCAATAGAATAGAAGCTGCATCAAAGTAAGATTTTTCTTCAATCAATTCTCTGTTGCGTGTTTCCAAATCATGTAACTTTTGTTTCAACTCATTTAATTTACCAGTTTCTTCATCAAGGTTTTCTTGTGTGCCTTGTAAAGTTTCAATCTGTTTTTGTAACTTGCCAATATACTTATTAGTTTCATTGATGGTTGTATTGTTTGTGGCAATCTGAATATTCAATTGTTGAATTTGTTTTTGAATTTCAACCATAGTATTCAGTTTGGCTTGTTCTTCCAACAACTTAGTTTCTATTTGTTGTAAACCCTGTTCACACTCGCCAACTTTCCCTTGTAGAGATTCAATTTCTTTTTCTTTAACTTCCAAGGTAATGGTTTGCCTACACGTTGGACAATGGTCATTCTGTTCAAAGAAACTGATATCCTTACGAAATTTGGATAGGTTGCTTTCAACCTTTGATTCAATCTTTGATATTTCTTTGAGTTTCGCTTCAAGTTGAGTTTTAGACGATATCTGTCCTTGAAGAATATCAATTTCTTCCTGGATTGTCCCAATCGTTCCATGTAAGGACTGCAAGGTACCGTTATTTGATAATATTTCCGCCTCATATTCTTTTACCTTATCATCATTGTTTTGTCGCAACTGACGAATATGTTTTTCTTGCATGGCATAACTTGTGTTGGCCATTTCAATCTGGTGTTTGTTCTCAATGACTTCATCTTTATTCATAGCAATCTTATCTCTAAGAATAGAATTCATTGTAGAGAAGATTTGAATATCCAATAAATCTTCAATGATGGCTCTGCGGTCAGATGAAGATAATTGCATGAAAGGAACAAATGATGCTGAACCTAGAATAACAATCTGTGTGAAAGATTTATAGTTCAATTTAAGAATAAACTTTTCCAAATATTCTTGATAGTCACGAATAGCCGCATCTTGATTAATAAGTTCACCGTTACAATAAATCTCAAAGATGTTTGGTTTGATACCACGAATAATCTTATATGATTTATTATGGGCAGTAAATTCAATCTCAACAACACAATCTTTTTCATTGATAGAGTTTACCAACTGTGGTTTGTTTACGGCACGAAATGGTTTATTGAATAAGGCAAAACACAACGCATCAAGCATTGTAGATTTACCTGCACCATTACTACCAACAATCAAAGTGTTGGGAGATTTATCAAATTGTATTTCTGTAAAATAGTTGCCTGTTGACAAAAAGTTCTTAAATCTTAACTTTCGGAATACAATCATTCAGTTACTTCCACATTTAGAGATTCAACGTATAATTCTTTCATAATGTTTTTGAGTTTAACAGGTTCAACATTCAATGTCAAGCCGTCAATATACTTGTTTAAGATGGTCATTGTATCTTCTGCCTGATTTACAATTTCTTCATCCAACTCTACCGAACTATCGGTAAAATCTTCAACTACGGCAATATCAGCAACACCAGCTTTGTATAATCTATCAATTACATTATCAAATAGATATGGGTTTTGTTTATGTGCAACTACAATCTTCACATAACAATCTTTCCAATGGTCAAAGTCAATAGCTTGCCAGAATTCAAAATCACGAATTGTATCATCGTAAGTAATTTTATGGAACATTTCATATGGGTTCTTAACAAAAGTTAATTCTCTTGTTTCAGTATCAAACACATGGAATCCTCTATCATCACCCCAATCAGCCCAAGTAATTTGATATTGATTACCAAGATATGTAATGTTACCATTAGTTGATTTGTGGTGAAAGTGTCCTGATAATACAACATCAAACTTATCAAAGGTAGATTTGTCCATACCTGTATGACAGATGTTGCCTCTATCCATTTCAAATCCTGCAATCTCAAAGTGACCAAAACAAACTTGTGCTTCAGTATTCTTTAGAAACTCCAAACTCTGTTCATAGTTACTTGAATTGATCCAAGGCACCATGGCAATCTTGCAACCATCATAACTTAAAGTATCAGGTTCAATCATCACTTTAATATTGTTATAACGGTCAAACAATTCATTCATCGCATTAATTTCATTGGTATTCTTGTAAGTAACATCGTGGTTACCAACAATCACATCCATTGAAATATTCTTTTGTTCTAATACATCAAAGAATCTTCTACGCCATGAATTTAATGTAACAAAGTTGATAAACTTTCTACGGTCAACAACATCACCTAAGTGAACAATTTTTTGAATACCATGTTCTTCAAGGTAAGGAAAGAATGTATTTTCCCAAAACTTAAAAAAGTATTCGTTGAATAATGGATTGTCTCCTCTCGCACCAGCGTGAGTGTCATTGATAAGAGCTATCTTCATAGTTCTGGTGGTACCTCAGGTAATTGTTCTTCTTCAATAAAGTTTTCAAGGCCTTTGGTTTTTGTTTTCTTTTTTGCCTTTTTGTTTTCTTCAAATGTATGAATGAACTCTGCAATATTATCATACATTTGAAACTGTTGCATATTGCCTTCAGCATCTTCAAACATTTCACCTTCATCTAAAATACCGAACTGTTCTGTAGCTTTGTATTTTACATAAAGTTGTTTCTTCTCTCTAGTAATTCTTCGTAGAAAGGCAAAGTAAATAATCTGTGTGAAATAGGCAAATGGATTGTTTGACTTAGTAGGGTCAAAGTTTCGGAAATACATGATACAGTTTTCTATACCATCCGCAATCATTTCATCACGGAATGAATAAGAAACAAAGTTTGGTTTGCGTGATAAGTGTTCAGCAATCTTAATAAAACATTCACCAATATAGTTTGGAACTATAGGTTCTGGTTTATTAGCCTTCTTAGCTTCATCACATTTAGTTTTATAATCAATTAATGCCTGTAAGAAATCAGGATTATTAATATAGTGTTTTGTTTTTTTAGTCATAATGTATTCCAATCTTGATATCATTATATAATTCAAATACTTAAATGGCAAATCTTTTTAGGAATTCTTTATCACATTTGCCTCAATTAACGCTTGACATAGAGTATAGTTCTCGGTGTCACCCTTTCAGAATTAATGTAGTAACCGTTTCTTAATATCCTTCCTTAACTCCTCTAGTTCCTGTTTAACTAATTCCTCATCTTCAGGTTCTTCTCCTAAATCTCCAAGTAAACTACCTAAGTCAAAAGATTCTTCAGTTTCACCATCAGTCATATCACTCAAAGCTTCATCAACATCATTACCGTTAGTAAACATCTCAAGTGTCATCTCGTCAACGGACTTATTATAATAATTAATTAATGATGGTTTAGGTTGCATAACAGTAAGAATGTCTTGTGCATATACCCAAGTTCCATTATTCTCAACCAATTCAACAGGTAACCATGGAGCCATTAACATCATGGCTTTACCTGTAGGTAATCTCTTAAAGAATAATGTCATAGGGTTTCTAAGATAAACCATACCATCACCATCTTTTTCTTCATAATCTGCAATCAAATCATCACCAGATTGAAGTCTTACAATTCTTATGTCCATTTTATCCTTTTAATTCTATATTGTAGAATTTGTATTCAAACTTTTCATCATCATATATTTTAACTCTTTCAATAAAATGTTTCAATGTGTAATTGGTAAATTTGCCTACTCTAAAGTCATCTGCAATATCGTATAGTGTGGCTTCTTCTTTGTTATCACCTTTTCTTAATCCACGACCAATTGATTGTAGATTACGAACCCGAGATTTAGATGGACTGGCAAATATAACATTATGTAAGTTACGAATGTTAATACCTGTAGAGAATGTTCCGTAAGATGCTATGATGATTGCATCGTTTTCCTTTTCAGTAATAGCTCTAATAGATTCTCTTACCTCAACATCTGTACCGCCAAATACAAAGAATACCTTTCGTTTCTTTTTTTCTTCGTTGATAATTCTAAAGAGTTCTCTACCGTGTTTCTCCACAAACTGAAACAGAATTAGAGAATTGCCATTTAATGAAAGTGCCAAGTTCTTAATAAATTGATTTCTTGGATTACTTCCTACTATGTAGTCCATCTCAGTATTGTAGTCCCAATCTCTGGCTTGTTTGCAAACAGTTTCAGGATATTTTAATATCAAACATTTAATCTTAAATGAAGCCAAATGTTCATTGTCAATCAATTCTTTAGTAGTTGTAGAGCGGTAAACAGGACCAAATAAACCTTCAAGCACCAGTTTATGTGTCTGTGTGCCATCTAAAGTGCCGGTACATCCTATACGATAAGATGCCCTATTCAGACCAGTCATAATTGTTGTTAGTGATTTGGCTTTAAATTGGTGTGCTTCATCACCTAAAACAAAATCAAATTGTTCAAAATATTCCGGTGGATTCTTATAGATTGATTGCCAAGTTGTAATAGTTAAAAACTTATCGGAGAATTTATCTTTACCTGCATATTGTTTATGGCAATACTTTTCAGAATCATACCCATAAGATTCAAAATCAGAATACATCTGTTCAACCAATGATGTTGTGGGAACAATTAGTAATCCTTTTTTATGTTCCATATCTTGTATCATCCTAAGAATGAGATATAGAATTAAAGATTTGCCACTGGCTGTTGGAGATAACAGTAGAATTCTTCTGTTACGAATTGCATGAACAAAAGATTGTAATTGATAATCTCTAACTTCAAAAGGTAAATTCAAAGTAGAAATAAATTCTTGGGCTTCTTTTATTGAAAAGTTCTCTGTGAGATTTACCTTTGGTTCAACAAAGATATTGTAACCTCTTTCTTCACAAAACTTTTCAATATAAGGAACAAGACCATGGTACATTTTATTAGAACGCATATCATACATTCTAATTTTACCATCCCACAATCTGTTCTTATAAGCTGGAGTAAATTGATATCCAGGCACATAGAATGTAAAAAAATCCGATAATTCTTGTGCTATATTTCTTTCACAGTCAACATGAATATATGCTTCGTCAACTTTTGTAATAATTAATGTATCAGACACCTTGTATAAATCTTTCCCACGCAATAAAGTCACGCAATTGGAAAGTTCTACTGTTGAGTTCCTTTAATACTGCTTGGCAAACATCAACAATTTCTTCGTGCATCAACTTACTTGCCGTGAATTTGTTTAAATCTTCATCACTCTCCATATATGTAGATATGTCGGATTTCAACACAAATGGAAATGGCTCCCAGCCATAATGTTTTAATTGGGCATCATCCAGTTTACCTGTATAATATTCCCATTTAATCTTTTTCATTTTGTTATACTTGAATTCGGCTTCTTTAGCCAAAAGACGGTGACGAGAAAGTATATTCAAATACTTACTGTGTAGTTGGGGTATATTGATTAGTTCTTTACCTGGTTCTGTTCTATCAATAACAGAATCCTTACGCCACATTTCAAGTAGTTCTTCAAGTTTGTTCATAATAAAAAATCCTCCTTAAAGGATTATAACATAATTAAAACAGTTTTTCAATATCATAATAGGCAAATCTGAATGTTGCATCTGCCGTAATAATTGTATCCGGACTATCGGTAGAACTCATAACGAATGTTGATAGTGTTGTTGGGAAACAATCTTTTAATTTAAATCGGTAAAGTGGAATGTTTGATGATGAGTGTAGGGTTAATATAGCATCAGAGAATTGTGGTGTCTTTGGGTTACCTATATTCTTTGACAATCTTCCCAATCTTTTATATTCTTCAAATTCTGTTGGGAAAGTCATAGCACGAATCCAATCATGCACTTCTTTCCAAGCTGTCAATTCTTCATCAACATAGAATGTCACATTTAACATATCATAGATTGCCTTCTCACCTGGAGAATAGATATCAACGAATGGGTTTGTTTGAACAACCTCACTCAATGAGATACCAGGTATAGAAATACCTTGGCAGAAATATTGAACATTAGGTAACCTAGAAAAGTTCAAAGTGAACTTGTTAGGTTGTAACATATTAGGATTGGTAGGATTTCTTGTAATCGCAGTCATGTTTATATTTATCCTATAAAAAAAGACCACCCGAAGGTGGTCTTTTAAAGTTTTGTAGTCCCACTGTAATTATTATTATATGTGGGACTTTAAGATTACATAATGTTGCTAATCTTAAATGCACGGTAGTAAACGTTGCTCATAGCGCTGATAGCACCAGAACCTTGTGAAGAACCACCTGCAAATGGGTTAGCTACTAGACCGTAACGAGTCTTGAAGCCAATCTTTGGTTGGAAGTTGTTTGTGTCAACTGCACGAACCATTTGTAATGGAACGTATGGGCAGTAGAACAAGCCAGCGTCATAAGCGTTTGAACCCTTATAACCTACAACAGCAAACTCAGATGTTGAGCTAACTGGGAAGTATGGGTCAATATACACCTTGATGCGACCAAACAATGTACCAGCAAATGTGTTACCTGTATCGTCAACTGTCAAGTTAACTTGGCTATTCAAAGCAGATTGATAGTCTAACAAACCAGCCATTGCCAAAGCAGAAGCTACATCTGAAGAACAAATCAATACGTTACCTTTACCACGGCGTGTTTGCTTAGCAATTGTATTTGCTTCACGCTCAATTTGGAATGCCAAACCTTTAATCTTTTCAACCATCCAACGACCGTTAGAATCTGTATCCAAGTCAAAAGTACCTGTTGTTGTTGTACCAACCTGAGCACCAACTTTAGCTGATGTGTAGATTGTGCGAAGAACTTCACGGTTGATTTCAGCAAGAATTTCAGCAGACAAAATGTTTGCCAATTCTGTTTCAGCGTCTAAACCATGAACTGCCTTCAAGTCTTGAGCTAATTCCATTGAGTATTCTGCCTTCAAAGCACGAGTCTTTGCAGTTACAGAAACTTTCTCAATCATGAAGCCCATTTCGTTAGGTGTTAAATCTTCAGCAACAGCTGTAGTCATACCTGTACCAGTTGACAAACCGTATGTAAATACGTTGTCTGAACCAGTTGATGTGTCTGATGCTAAAGAGATAGCGTCATGTGAACCAGTACCTGACCATGCTGAGTTAGCTTCACCGTAGAAAGCTTCGTTAGCAACAGAACGAGTAGTACCGTATGTTGAACGCATTGCAAAAATCAAACCTGTTGGACCTGTCATTGGCTGAACACCAGCAACGTCATAAGCAATTAGGTTTGGTAATGAACGGCGAACCAAGCTGATAAGGATTGGGTCAAAACCAGCAACAGCACCAGTTGCAGTAGCTGAACCACCGAAACCACCTGTACCTGCTGAGTTAGTTGGAGCTGTTTCGTTCAAAATGCCTGCTTCTTTTTGCATAGCTTGAACTTGGTTTTCCAATACAACAGCTGTAACAGCTTTCTTGTATGGATCTTTAATAGCTGGCAAATCTGTGTGCTCTAACACTGGTTGCCACTTAGTTTGTAAAGATTCTGATAGATACATCTTTATTTTCTCCTAGTGAGTTATAGTTATTTAACTGATTTTGTGATAGCTTGCATTGCGGCAGCGATGTAAGGGTCATTAACAACCACTTTCTTTTCTTCAGCAATGTCTACCTGTTCATGAAGTTGCTCTTCATCGGCCTTTTTTACGCCTGATGGAAAGTAATTTTCACGGATGGTTTCAAGCTTCTCTTTGTATTCTTCCTCTGTGGAGAAATCAACGCTCTCTGCGAGTGACTTGATTTTTTCAACTTGAGTTGCTGTCAAACCCTCTGTAACTTCACGGGTAATTTCTACTTTGCGTGATTCAACTAATGACTTCTTAGTTTCAATACCACGCTCAATTTCCTCATTCAACTTACCTTCAAGTTCTTCAACTTTAGTTGCAAGTTCTTCAACGAGGTCAACTTTTTCAGCTGGAACATCAATATAGTGTTCAGCGAAAAGATTGCGTAAACCAGCGATGAAATCTTCTGTTAATTCAGCACGAAGTCCTGATTCAATTGCGATTTCATTGTCGGCAATCCATTGTTCTACAACATATGATAGGTAATCATTTACCTTCTCAGTCAAGTCAGATTTAACTGCTTCAACTGCTTCTTCTAACATACCAGCATAGCGGGCTTCTGTTTCTTCAGCGATTTGAGCAATACGGTCTTGAACACGAGCTTCAAAAATTGTAGTTACTTTAGATTTAAATTCTTCAGAAATTGTTGCATCGTCAGCAAAAATTGCATTAACGTCAGCAGACAAGTCCATAGATTCTTCTGCAACAACTTCAGCTTCAACTTCAGTTTCTTCTTTCTTCAAAGAATCTACTGTTTTGCCTGATGCGTCAGATGCTTTTGTAGTTGGTGCTGTTGCTGACTTAGCAGCTTTAGTAGCATCAATCTTGTTAGAATCATCATCTGGTTTAGAATTTTGTGGTGTTGGACCGCCCAAATCAACTACTGTACCGTCAGCCTTTGGCATTGGTTCAGCATTCTTGCCTTTTGTTCCGGCAAGGATTTCTGCAGCAGCCTCAAATAGTTTGTTTTGTGCCATTAGGAATCTCCTTTTGTGATTGCTTATTTATAATTATTAAAGTTTTGAAATAAAATTGTTGAAAAGGTGTAATGCTACCTCTTCTAATTGTTTACTTGAGGCCTTCTTAATTTGTTGTTTTGCGTTATCAATGTCTATCTCTACGAACCGACCTTCAACAAACAGCCACTCTTTGCCTTCCATGATGCCGTTAACAAAAGCACCAGGAGCAGATGGGTCAGCCACAATATCAGCTGCGGTAGCTAATCGGAAATCGTCTTGAACAATGCTCAATCCGTTATCTCCTTGTACCAATGAACCCATGCCTCTTGATGAAACTCCTAATGAAACACCGTTCTCAATAAAATTGCGAGCGATATTACCATAAGGTGTGTCAAGAATCTTTGCTTTACCAATAAAAACATTACCATCTTGTTTCAATTCTGTGATAAGATGTGATGCTCTTTCTAAGTTAATAGAAGGAGTATCAGGATGGCCTAGTTCACCCAATGCACGTTTAGGTTCAACGAACTCTTTAACGTAACGGTCAACTTCTCTAGCCAATGTGTCAATCTTATACATACGGCGATTCTTGTTGCCTTGTTCTGCAACCAGAAATGGTCCTTGTATGTATAATGCTTTTTTACCATCTTCTGTTGATTCAGTAAGATAACTTACTTCTTCAATGCGTTCTGTGATTAGTTTCATTTTAAGCCGCATCCAAATCTGTTGTAAAGGTTGCTGTCTTAGATACTTGTAATACCAATGTACCACCTGTACCTGAATTTGTTACATAGATATTTGATGTTGCACCATTAGCAACTGCAATATCTGTTTGAGTAAATGGTAAATAGTTGTTGTCTTTTAATTCCAAAACTAATGTACCTGAAGTGTTGTTGCCACGATATACTCTCCAGTAACCATCTGTTGATGAAGCAACAGCACCAATTGTTGCTGATGTGATTGTTTCTGTTTCTACATTTGTAGATAGTGATGATAGAGTAATTAAAGTAGCAGTATTGCCAACAACGGTAATTGTTGACTTAGAACGTTTTGCGTTTACAATTTCGTATGGCATTTATCGTATTCCCATTGATGTTCGGCGGCGAATAGACATTTTTCTCTTTAGAAGTGTTCTGCCCAATTTAGCCTTACCTTTTGTTTTCCAATATCTTTTAAGCTTTCTTGCTTTATTAATTCTTTGAATTGCTGGAACTCGTTTAACACTATTACCAGAAATTCTATATCCTTTAATTGCTGATTTGCGAACATTTCGTTGAACAACAATACGGCCTTTTTTGTTTCTACGAATACGTCTGCGAATCTTCACAACACGACCCATCTTAATACGATTGGGTGTTCCTGCTTCAGTCAAATCTTCTGCATATGTATCACCAACAACAACAGGCTTTAATTGTTCTAAAGACTGAGTTGCAATTTCATTAAGGCGATTATATAATTCTTCTTTTGCCTCTTTTAATTTGTTTTGTAATAACAAATCAATGAAATTCATCTAACACTCTTCCAAGCAAAATCAGCAGCCTTACTCATATGATGTTTTGATTTTGCCATCATATCTGAGAATTTCTTTTTATTCTCATCATTTAATGCTTTATGTACCGTCAACAATGCGTGTGCAGTTTGAACATCAACACTACTTGTGCTGCCGTCTTGATGTTTAATCTTACCCATTTGGTGTTTATCTTTAATACCCTGTAGGTGTTTTACAACATCTTCAGTAATTGTTTCTTCTGATTGTATTGGAGCATCAATAGATTCTTTATCTGAATAAGGAATACTAAAATATTTTTTCAAACGGTCATTATAGTAAAGAGCAATTTTAGTATCATTAGGATACAAACGAATAGCTTTGCGTTTTAAAACCAATGTAAAAGGTGGGTCACCTTTTAATGTTTCTTCTTCGTTGATTTCAAATTCTTCATCAACTTCTTTTGGTTCTTTACCGTAAGCAGAATCACCTACTTTGATTCGGTGAGCTCTAACTTTACGACCAGATGGTCCAATCTTATAATCAGAAGTATCCACAACACCTTCTTCCAATTCTTCTCTAACAGCACGGCGTGTCTGTTGGAAAATTTGTTTATTATTAGTTACAAGGTCAACCATTTTATTAAACAAGTCTTGCATCATTTGACGGTCTTGTTGATTAAAAACAGGCTTATCTTCACCCATTTTTTGCAAGATTTTATGTAAACGATTAACTTGTGATTTATTGGCTAAACCAGCACGAACAAGAGTATCAAACTTTGAATAGTCTTGTTTTTCTTCTTCGGTAAGATTTAACTTAAACTCTTGTAACGATTTCATATTATTCAGCAGCAGGTTCTTCTGTTGGTTCTTCGGTAGTAACTTCTTCTCCACCAAACATAGTGGCACCAATTTCTTGTTTTTTAGCTTCTAGTGCTTCAAATGCACGAGCAGATAACAATTCATCCAAAATATCTTTGGCATCCGTATTGTTACCTTGTCCTACTAAATCTATAAAGTTGCGAACTTGTTCCATAATATCTCCTTATTTTCTATTTATACCAGATGAAAACTTTTCAACCATTGCATCAAGTTCCGGTGTTAACGACTCCGAGGCGCCCGCTTCTGTAACGTTGTCCTCGGGAGGGTATTGTTCTTCTGAAACTTCTGGTTGTATGGCGTTTCCTTGGGCGTCAACAGGTGTCCGTGGTCCTTCTTCTTCAATTTGTTTCTCCATTTGTTCAATATCTTCGTCAGTCATTTGAAGAACATTCTTCTTAACCCACTCAGCAGAGTAGTAACGACCAACATAAGGGTCAATAAATTGTAATGCCTGCAATCTAGCTTGTAACAATTCAGCATTACGCAATTCTACAAAATTATTGTCTTTCTTAAAATCATAATAAATGAATTCTTTAAATTCTTCCCATTCTTCTTGTGTGCAAATACCTTTAAGTGTTAATTGAATCTTTAAGGCATGGTCAAAAGCTTGAGTAAATTTATTACGAAGTTTTTGAATAAACTTATTAAATTTAAGTTCATCTCTAGTTACTTCTGTTGTTCTACCTAAACCAATCATACCACCACCTGCATTTTGTGGGTCTAATCGTGAATAAGGAACATTCATTGATTGTAATAGTTTCTTTTGGAAGTAAATCACATCTGCCAACTCACCAAGATTTTGGCCAGCTGGTAGTGTTGTAATCTCTGTACCTTTACCACCTTCACGGCGAGGCAACCAGAAATCTTCCAACATTGACATATGTTTACGGTCATCACGCAACTCACCAGTTGCAGCATCGTAAACCATTTTATTTTTATATTTTACCATAATATCACGAAGATATTGTTCTGCTTTACCTTTTGGTAAATTACCAACATCAATGTAAAATATTCTACGCTCTGGTGCTCGTGATAAACGGTAGATAACGATAGCATCTTCAATCATTCGTAATTGATTGAGAGATTTAATTGCTTTATGTAAATAAGAAATTACAAAAGTATTCTTTGCATCCATCAATCCTGAATTAACATTAATGACGGATTCTGGTGCAATTCTTAGACCTGAATTTGTACCAGCTGTATAGTTTTGTGCAGCTGATGGTCTTTCATTGTAAACATAATATTCTGCGGTTGAAGCAATTACATCAGCACCAGTTTTGGCATCTTTGCCTTTTTTAATTTCTCTTACTTTACGAATCTTGCGTGGGTCAATATATCGTAGTTCTTGTATACCTTCTTTTGGATTTTTATCATTTACCAAAACATGGTAATACAAACGACCATCAATATACCATCTACGGAAAATATCATCTGCAAGATTATTGAAATTCATCATGCGAAGAATATTTTGAAATTCTTCAGCAATTTTCTTTTTGATTGTTTCTGGTTGTTTAAGATTGTCCATCTTAATATCAACAACCGTACCATCCTTTTCGTGGGTGATTGCTTCGTCAACAATCTCGGTGATGGCTTGGTCACACTCAGGGTGATTTGCCATTTCACGATAACGGGTAATTAATTCTAGTTCGTTGCGAACTGCACCTTCTAGGTCAACATATGTACCATAGTGTGCGTTTTGAGTGATGGTTACAGCACCATCATCTAATGATTCGGTTGGAAGTGCGAAAGATGCCTGTTCAGGTTTTTCTTTCTGAACGATATCTTTACTACCTAATGTGAAGCCAAATAGTTTGATTGCAGCCACTTATCTTATCCTTTGTATCATTATAAAAAAGCAAGGGAGAGATTAACTCTCCCTATACTTATGCTACGTTGTCCTCAGCTGATTCCCACCATTGATATGATAGAGTTACTGTGAACTCCTCAATGGTATCATTTGAACCCCAATCAACATCAATTGGACTCAAATCTGTTGGGAAAACACCGATGAACTTGTATTTCTTCAATGTGTCACCATTTTTGCCATACTGACGAACTTCTGAATCAACAGTATAACCAAGTGGTGTAGTAGCAGCTGGATTGCGAATATTGGTTGCATGACTGTTCATACCATTCATCCAACGTTCAAAAGCATTGCGAATAACAAAATCTTCATCGTTAATAACTGAAATAGTCCAGTCTGTAAAAGTTCTGTTACCTGCAAACTTTAGTTCACGACCAAAATACTGAACAGGTACCGTGTTCACTGTGGAACCTGGTAACTGTGCAGTTTTACACATAAAGCTTAATTTAGTTTGTGCATTTCCTGGCAGTGCGAAAGCCGGAAACGGCATAGTCACCTCAAATAAATTTGGGCGGGCACCGTCTCCAACCATCTGAGAGCGGAATTCATTTACATTAAATGCCATTTAAGTTTCTCCTATCTCTCTTATTTATTAGAACTGTCCAACTACTTCTTCAAAGCTTACACCTGTGCGAACTGCCACAAAGTTAAGTTGAATGTAGTTAATAGAACGAGCTGGTTTGATGTAGATATCACCAACAAATTCGTTGCGGTCAATAACTTCACCTGTATTATTTGTTGTATCACAAACAACACGGAAGTCATAGATACCACGGCGACCTTGAACATCACGCAAGAACGGTTCTACTAAGTTAACAAAAGCTGCACGGGTAAATTCATCGTTGAATTCAAATAATGAAGAACGAGCTGCACGAGCAACTGCCTTTTCCAAGATAATGAATAAACGGCGAACATTGATGCGGTCAAATGCTGACGGACGAGCCAACAATGTCTTGTCACCATATAGAACTGTACCTTCACCTGGGAATGTTACAACAGGGTTAACACCGTCTTTATACAATGAATCACGTTCTGATTTTGTTGGGTTCCAAGAAAGTTTAACAACATTCTTGATTACACCACGATTGAAACCAGCTGGTGAGAACCATGGGTCACGTTGATTGTCTGTGCGAACACATAGACCAGCAATATCACCATTCAATGGAATCCAACGGTATGTATCGTTATATTTGTCGTATTGATATTTCCATGCAGAATCCATAACAGCATATGAAGATGATGTATGACTTGCACGAGTTGTTGCAATATCAGCAGCTTCAGAACCTGCGTTATCAATAACATCAGAAGATGATGGAGAGATAAACACTAGGCAATCTTTACGAGTTTCTGCAATTGATACCAAATAGTTTGGAATAGTTGAACCACTTGTTGGACCAGCCAGCAAGAAAGATACATCTACTGATTCAGGATTTTCAAACTTATCATATGAAGAAGTTAAATCGCCTGTTGTTGGGTTACCCACAACACCACCACTTAATGTATAGTTACCTACAGATGTAGTATTTGTAAATGTTACACCAGCTGCAGCAGTTCCCCAATTGGTACCAGCAGCAGGATGTGATGCCCACCAAACATATTTTGAACGATTATTAACAACATCTTTATAATAGTTTGTAGAACCATCTGAGTTTTTAGCATCAGAAGCTTTAGAAACGAAACCAAATTTTTCTAAAACTGTGTTTGCTGTACCAGAGAAAGCACCTGTTGTATCAATAACAACAATGTGCAATTCATCGTTTGTGCCACCTTTAGCGGTTGCCCAATCTGATGTATCTGGAGAATCAGAGAAAGATGAAGAATATGTCCAACCAACATATGTGTTAGCATCAACCAAAGATACTTTTAGTGAATTACCTAAAGCACCTGGATATTTTGCAATAAATGTGTCGCTACCAGAACCACTTGAATGGTTTTGTTCGTAGTCGTCACGATTCTCTACTAAAACACCTGTACCAGATGTTGTAGCATTACGAGCAGTATTGTTAGCTGAACGAACAGCACGCAATGTTCCACCGTAAGATAAGAAGTTGGAAGCAGTAAAGAAATACTGGTAGGTATTAGCGTCTGGTTTACCGAATGTATCTACAAGTTGGATTTCGTTATCAAGAGTGATAATCTCGTTAACTGGACCCCATGCAAAATTACCGGCAAGACCACCAGCAGTAGTGCCAACAGAAGGAACAACTGTTGTCAAATCTACTTCGGAGACGTTAACTCCTGGTGATAATTGAAAAGCCATGTTATGTTCTCCTTTGAATATTCATTAGAACTTTTATCATTATTTTATTCTCTATTTATGTTTTTACAGATTTGACGGTAGGTATCCTGGAGGAATCATCGGCTTATCTTCAGATTTATTCGTTGTCCAAACATCTTGGCCATCCGCATATATTTCTTCTTCACTACCGTCAATGATGAATCCAAATGGTGTAATTGTTTCTTCAATATTTTTAATCTTTTCTTGATACATTGCTTCACGAATATTGATATTGTTTAAATCTCTAAAATAAGGATTTGTTGATAACCAACTAAACAACACCAAAGGCATCACTAAATCATCATGGTAACCTTCGTCAGCTTGATAACTGTCTTTTACCTGAATAAATGTTGACAATTCAGATATAACATCAGGGTCATTAATGATTAATTTTCTTTCTTCCATCATTGACTTGAATGTGAAACATCCAATTCGTTTAACTTTCTTATCAGTAACCACACCATATTGTGCTTTACCACCACCGAAGCCACCAGAAACAATCTGTCCTCGTTTACTGTCACGGTTTACAAACAGAATATTCTCATATTCCAATTCGTTATACATGATATGTGCAACTTGTTCTGATGAGTTAATTTCAATGAGAACATAAGCCATGTTGAAATCATGTGCAACTTTATGAATCACTGTTGGGTATAACATAGGTGCAATCTTGTTATCTCTATACTTACCTACCAATTTATATGGTACCTCAGTAATATCTATAATGACAAAAGCCGAGTAGTCACCACCAACTCCTTTTGCAGTATCGGCAACAATACAATAGGTGTGTGGTTTGACAATCAGTTCTTCATTGTCATTTCTCTCACCTTTAATTGGCCACTCATATAAATCTAAACCATCTTTAGAATATACAGTTGGACAAGTTGACATCCATTCAATGGTATCAGAGTTAATTAGTGTTAAACTTGAACCTAAGAACTTACAGAGAACCTCTTGATTATACTTTAAATCACCTAATTGCCTGCGTTGTTCTTCTGCCCACTTCTCATCACGGCCTGGAATTTCACTATAAGGAATGAACATCGGAACAAAGTCATTGTTCTTATTAACCGCATCATTCCAGAATTTCCAAAAATGATTATATCCAAGTGGTGTTGAGGTAATCAAAATCTTTGTTGTTGTACCAGCAGAGATAACTGGATATACCGCAGTGAAGAAAGCATCAGCAATATTATTTGGAATAATTGCAGCCTCGTCAATATACAACATATTAACAGACTTACCACGAATACCTGATGCGGTAGTTGCAGCTGTAAATACTTTAGAACCATTTTCTAGTTCCACATCACCTTTATTCCAGTTACGAATACCTTGTTGCATCCATACTGGCAAATTCTCATACATCAACTGATAACGGGACATAATCTCACGAGCAGTTGAAGATTTGTTTGCTAGAATCGCAACAGATTTAGATTCTTGAAATAATGTGTACCAAAGAATATAGGCTGCAGCTGAAGTTGTTTTACCTTGTTGTCGGCCTTCCATGAGAATAACTTTACGATTCTCATGTATTAATTTTATCTTTTTCTTTTGACATTCATAAAGTTTGAAAGGTTGCAACCCGTGGTCTAGGGTTACAATCATACAATAAGTGTCAATGAAATAAATCGGGTCTTCCGAACATTTTGCAATCTCTACAATTTGTTCTTCAGTATAAGAAAGTTCAACACCTGCCCGCTTTAAATGCGGGTTACCCAAATAACCAATATCACTCATAGTATTTACTTAGTGATACTACGAAGCATCCATGCGTGTTTTTGGTGTTGGTCTAATAAATCTTGTAAAAAATTACCAATAGCTGGTTCATTTGCTGAATCAGCTGCCACGATGCCTGCTCGTAAGTGAACAATAAATCTATCATTGTCTTGTTTGAGTTGATTTAACATAGCTAATGCTGACGGAATGGTTTCTGTATTTTCAATATCAGAAAGTTCCAACATTCTAGGTAATGATGTTGGCGCATATGAACCCAACATACGAATCTTCTCAGCAATAATATCTACATTACCATAAACAGATTCATAGAAATCACGTAAAAATTCATGGTATTGTGCAAAGTCAGC